GTTATTTAGTTATCAATCATTGGAGAAATTTAAAGATATGTTTTTAGACTTTTCTAGGTCTAAGGATGAAATTGTGGTGGGGGAAATAGTTGCGGAGGACCTATACGGGAACCTAATAAGTGTTGAAAATGTAGGGTACTCAAGTGATAACGGAGAAAGTATAAAGGATATTGGTTTAGATGTAACTGAAATGGTTTCGTTTGATAAGTCAATTAATGTTGAGTATTCGATTATATCGTCATTAACTAATACTAATATTAGTAGTGGAATAAAGACAGACCCATATGTGGGGATAGATTATACCCTGTTTGATGTGATTAACGGACCACTTTCCAACGGTAGTGTTAACATTAAAAGAAGGTTTTTCTTCGAGTTAATGGATATAGACGCTAGTGAGGATAACATGATAAAATACAAGGGTATCGTGTCGGTTTTTGCTCAGTGGGTAAAAGATTTAGATGTATCGACAATCGACGGAGATACGTTCAAGTCGTACCTAACCAGTACCGTAATGTTAGGTGTTGTGGATAAGTTAGATACCTATACCGAAACTATGTTTACATACCTTAAGGGTAGTGTTGTGATTGATGGGGAGACTGAGGAAATAGCAAAAACAAATAAGTCCTTAGGGGATAATTATGACGTACATAATTCTATCTATAGGTCATTGAAAAATATAAACGACGCTTGGATTGGTGGTCGTATGAGTTGGAAGAAAACTAACTTAGCGAAATTATTCAAATATCTTAATTATCATAACGAACCGATAGGAGATGATTTTATAATGGACGTCAGGATAATCAAAGACCATTTTGAGTCAATGAAAAAGGGTAAGAGTATCGGTAGTTTCATTTCTATGTTACTGAAAGGTAATTCACTATCGGAACCGATTTCTATGGGGGCTAGTACGAATTACTTTGGTAATTTAGTGAGTAGTGACGATAAGATTAAAGACGCGGGTAAAGTAGCTGAGAGTATCTTTGGTGTTCACACTAAAGTTAAGTCCAACTCACTACCTGGGTTCGTAGTTTATTTTAGGTCACACTCTTCTGAGTATCTAAAGATTAAGAAGTCCAATTTTGGGTATCGTGATGATGGTGTGGATTTAGCGTCAGGTAAGAAAAATGCATTATCAAGTCAGGTACTGACGAAGAAGAGGATTACTGAGGGTAATCGAGGTATTAGTTTCAACGTCGACTTTGGGGTTCAAAATCAAAATATGTTTACCGATTTTTCGATACAATCACATGATGGTGCGAAGTCGGGTGAGGAGTTAATCGTGGTTGAAAATTTAGCAAACCAAAATAATGGGGCGTCTACGACTACTATCGCAACTAACTTAATGGAGTTGATGAAGACTAGGGTTTACTCGTGTACCATTAAATCTATGGGTAATGTAATGATACAACCTTTTATGTATTTTAATTTGAGATTCATACCGATTTACTCTGGGTCTTATATTATATTGTCAGTTGAACATTCAATGTCTCCGGACACTGGTATGGTAACGACTTTTACAGGGGTTAGAATATCGGAGGTTGGATTAGGTAGTCTTAATAACGCGATGGTTAAGGCTAATGTGTCCTTATTAGAAAGTTTAATTAAGAAGTTAAATAATAAGGTACAAACCCTTAAATCCGCTAAGGACCTACCACAATACTCTGGTGATACGAACGAACAAGGAGGGGTTAACGAGGCGATTACTAAACAAGGTAATTGTAAACTATCGAGTCGATGGAAAGAACTTGAGTTATACCAAATTAAGAACACGTCGACGACTAAGTCAAATAAAGAAATGGTTGACTATTCGATATTAGCGGTCCAAGGGTTAGATTTAACTAATGAGGGAAAAGAAAACTTAGCGAGATACGTATTCTCTGTTGTTAAAAGAGAGCAGGGTAGGGGTAACGGAGCTAGATTCTATCATGATAATCCATTTGGTTATCACGTAGATAATGGGAGTACACAAGCATTTAAGAAAAATGTTAAGGGGTATTTTTGTCCTATGGTTAGTGATGGGTATAAAAGGGCTACGGCGTTATTCCACAACCCAAATACGGAGAGTGTTGATATTGGAATCCCGAGAGCATTAAACTCTTTTGCGATTGATATGAAATCTAGAGGTGAGAACTTTTTTAATGACAGTTCATTTTGGGATACTGACAATGCTGGTTCCGAGACATACTTAGCGTCTTTATGGGCGTTCAGATGGAACACGTCATACAAAGCAATTAAAAGTGGGGGTCGTAAAGGGGTGTTAATCACCGACTTCACAAATGGAGAGGTTAAATACAAGGGAGGTAAAACTAAAAAGTACCAAAGTAGTATAAAAAGTTTTAAATCGTTCATGGGAATCTTTAATAGATTAAAATAACTAACATTTCATTGTTAGACTATATTTATATGTAAACCAAGTTATGGAAAATAATAAATTACAAAACGCGTTAAATCAGTTTTTAGGTAAGAATGTTGTCGTAGAAGACAAAGGGGAATACCAAGAAGTATGTGACCTACAAACTGGTGATTGTTATACGATAAGGACTAAAGACGGTCTAATCGAAAGATTAGATAAGAAGTTCGTAACGGAAGACGGAAGAACATTATTAAGAGGTTAAACCTTATTCTTATGAAAAAAACAGAAAAAACACTTTTAAAGGAAGAATTATCTAGATTCTTATCTATTGGAAAATATGTGGTAAACTTAAAGGAACAGGAAGAAGAGGATTTTGAATCTGATGAACCTGCGATTGACGGTGGTGAGGAATTAGATATGGACGAACCAGTTATCGATGATATGGAGAGTACTGATGAATTGTCGGTTGATGGTATGGAAAGTGCTATTGAAGGTGGTGAGGAATTAGATATGGAAGAAGCTCCGTCTGAAGATACTGAAGAGGTTGATGTAACTGATTTGGTAAATGGTCAAAAAGAATTGGAGGGTAAATTTAAAGATACTGAGGATAAAATCGGACAGTCAATGGAAAAAGTTGATACGGTTTTTACTAAGTTAGATGATTTAGAGACTAAGATAGGTGAGTTGGATAAGTTATATGGGGCGATTGACACATTAGGTCAAAAGATAGACCAGTCTAAACCAAAAACACCGGAAGAGAAATTAGAATTACGTTCTTTAGATTCTTATCCATTTAATCAAAAATTGACGGATTTCTTTGATGAGAAAGAGGTTGAAATGGAGGCGACAGGGAAAAATGAATATATATTAACTACTGACGATGTTTCAAATATGTCGGATAAAGAAATTAAGGATTCTTTTGTGGTTAACAAAGATACGGATGGAGAATAATATGAAAAAAATTAGACTAACGGAAAAAGATTTGCAGTTGATGGTTGAAACGGCTATCAAACAACAGAAAAGTAAGTTATCTAAGTATGAGTCTGTTGATGATATTGCGGATTGGTCTAGAACCATATCGATAGTATCTGGAGACGATTTTAAATACTTAAATTCGAGTAGGTTTAGAGTTGCGTCCGACAGTGATAATGAGTACTTAGCTCATTGGGACCACAAATTACAGAAAGGATTTTTTGATGAGATGAGTTTAATCCCTACGGATGTATTAGACTCGTTAGGTATTGTTTCGGATGATAAGGACTATGAATATATTTCAGGTCTTAATGACGTCCAACTTTCAGAAGGAGAGGGTGGAGATACCAAGAATAGTAAGATACCTTTATGTGTTAGAGGTAAAGCAGCTGCTAAGGCGAAATTTGATACTTACCCGTCGTCATACTCTAATGGATTTGCGGTACAAGTTTGTTCAGGAAAATCTAAGGGATTGGATGGAGTGAAGAAATGTTCGGGTAGATTCTGTAAAGGGAAGAAATAAAACAAAAGACTTTATTAACTATATAAAAAGGATTATCATTTGGTAAACCTTTTTTTTATGTCATTTTATTACCGTTACGGACAACTTGAAACCACCCACCCATGGGATAGACCGACGTGGGAAAAATTCTACCAATGGTGGGATGAAATGAAGACGATGGACGGTCTTGAGGATTATGAGTTATATGTTGTTGGTGGTATGTTACATGACCCTGAGACTACGTGGGATGTTGACGTATTAATAACTGGTAGACCTAAAGACTTAGATGTCTTAGGGGAAATCATCACTAGAGGTCGAGACTTAGCGATTAATAAGTATCACATATTTGTTGATTTATTTTGGTACTCTAGTATTGAATTTTGTTATGAGGAGGTGATTGAGGAGAACGTTAAGTTCTACATAAGAGGTACGATATGTGGGGATGAAGTGAAAATGAGGGACGGAGTTATCCTCATTGAGGATATTATCGGTGTCGATAAAAAAATGGAGGGAAATCTTAAATTCCCTGTGGATTTCCAAGTCGGAGTACAACCAAACGAAAAACAAATACATAAGGGGTTGAACCGTAATTGGCAACCACCAATTCTACTGAAAAGAGAATAAAACTCAAAATATTTTAGTTGACTTTCAATGAATTTTGATTACCTTTGTATAGGGTTAAATAACCAAACAAGGGAAACAAGGTTCAATAACCGAACAATAATTTAATAACTAAAAACAGTAAAAATGTCAAACATTCTAGACGCAGTATTGCAACAGTATGAGTCGAATAAAATCGACACATCGTCTTCATCGGGTAAGATGTCACAAGACGAAAGATTAAAAAAGTATTTCACCACTATCTTACAAAATGGTGAGAGAGAAGGTCAGAAACGTATTCGTATTCTACCTACAAATGACGGAACTTCACCATTCAAAGAAGTATGGTTCCACGAAGTTCAAGTCGGAGGACGTTGGATGAAAATCTACGACCCGGGAAAAAACAAAGGAGAACGTTCACCTCTTAATGAGGTTAACGAGGCGTTGATGATGACAGGTACAGAGCAAGATAAGGTTTTGGCTCGTCAATATAAACCAAAAAAATTCTATATCGTTAAGGTTATCGACCAAGATAAAATTGCGGATGGGGTTAAGTTTTGGAGATTCAAACACAACTATAAAGGTGATGGTATTTTAGATAAAATCATTCCAATTTGGAAGAATAAAGGTGATGTTACGGACGCTGAGAAGGGACGTGATTTAATTTTATCATTATCGTTGGTGAAAGCACCAAACGGAAAAGAATATACTAACGTATCGTCTATCATGTATGATGACCCTACACCGATATCTGAGGATACGGACACAATGGAGACATTCTTAAAGGATGAGATGACATGGGAAAACGTTTACTCTAAAAAACCTGAAGAATATTTAGACGCTATTGCTCAAGGGCATGAACCACGTTGGAGTTCTGAGGTTGGTAAATATGTTTACGGTGATGGTTCACAAACTATCGAAATTTCAGGGGGAACGTCTACGACTAAAGCCGTTGAAATTGCTCCAATCGCGGCGACTATTGTTGACACACAGGCGGGTGCAGCAGTGAATGAGGACTTACCGTTCTAATAAAAACAATATGATGGTAACGACACAAATGTCGTTACCATCTTTTATATAACAAAACATGGCAATTAAGAAAAAAGACTTTAACACTATTAAGGCTAAGTTTTCTAAACAAGCTAAATTCAAGGCAGATAAATTCTACGATTTGGGTAAGGCGTTTTTAGATGCTACGGGTTTACCGGGACCGGCGATGGGACATATTAATATGTTCTTAGGACATTCGGATACGGGTAAAACCACGGCGTTAGTAAAAAGTGCGGTAGACGCACAAAAGAAGGGGATATTACCAGTATTCATTATTACCGAACAGAAATGGGATTTTCCACACGCGAGATTGATGGGGTTAGAAGTTGAAGAGGTGGTCGATGAAGAAACGGGTGAGATTGAATTTGACGGGTTTTTCCTATTCAATAATCACTTTGAATATATTGAACAAATCACTGACTATATAAACGAATTGTTGGACGCACAGGAAAAAGGTGAATTGGACTATGATTTATTATTTCTATGGGATTCCGTGGGGTCCATACCGTGTAAGATGACGTGGGATGGTAAAGGAGGTAAACAACATAACGCCTCGACATTGGCTGATAAGATAGGTATGGGTATTAATCAAAGGATTTCAGGTTCTAGACGAACAGACAAACCACATACCAACACACTATTAGTGGTAAATCAACCGTGGGTTGAGTTACCTGATAACCCATTTGGACAACCTAAGATTAAGGCTAAGGGTGGGGAATCACTGTGGTTAAATTCAACATTAGTATTCTTATTTGGTAATCAAAAGAACGCGGGAATAACAAAGATTTCAGCGGTTAAGAATAAAAGGAAGATTAAATTCGCTACGAGAACTAAGGTATCTATAATGAAAAATCACGTAAACGGATTAGGTTACGAAGATGGTAAGATTATGGTCACACCTCATGGGTTCTTAGCGGGTAAAGATGCTGCAGAGGAAAAGAAATCGGTTGAAAAATACAAAGAAGAGAATTCAGAATTTTGGAAAACACAATTAGGTGTTGACGGAGATTTCGGGTTTGATTTTTAGTAACAAACAAAAAAAGAAGTTGAACGTATATAGTGAGAATACATGAAAAATACATTAATTGTCGATGGAGACAATTTATTTAGAATTGGATTTTACGGAGTTAAGAACTTTTACTCAAAAGGACAACACGTAGGTGCTATATATCACTTTTTAAATACACTTAAGAGACATCTTCAGACCTATAACTACAACAAGATTGTTGTGTTTTGGGATGGGTCTGAAAATTCCTCTTTCAGAAGGAAACTATTTCTTCACTACAAAGATAATCGTAATTCAAGAAATTTAACGGAAGAACAACAAGAATCATTCACGACGCAAAGGAATCGGGTTAAACAATACTTAGAAGAGTTATTTGTTAGGCACGCGGAGTTCCAACTATGTGAGGCTGATGATGCGGTTGCATTCTATTGTCAAAATTCGGAAGGAGAAAAGAAGGTAATATTCTCTTCGGATAAAGACTTAACCCAACTTATAAGTAATGAGGTGAGTATCTATTCGCCAAGTAATTCCTATATGTATGAGAAGGGAGATAAAATCGTTTTAAATAAAATTGATTTCCCATCATATAATGTTGCTCTCACTAAAATCTTCGTCGGAGATAAGAGTGATAATATCGACGGGATACATTATTTAGGTGAAAAAACCTTTGTAACTTTATTTCCTGAGGTTTTGGAGAGAGAGTTAACGGTTGAGGAGATTATGGAAATGGCGGAAACCAAATTTAAGGAGGATAATAAGAATCGATTATTAGCTAACATATTAACGGGGAAGACTAAGAGAGGTGTATTTGGAGAAGAATTTACAGTAATAAATAAACAAATCGTGGATTTAACCGTACCTTTGTTGACTGATGATGCAAAAAATGATATCATTGAGTTAATAGAACAACCTATGGACCCGAGTGGTCGTGGGTGGCAAAATCTAATTAAAATGATGCATGAAGATGGGTTATTTCAATTTTTACCAAGAAAAGATGACGGATGGACGGAGTTCTTCACTCCATTTCTGAAGTTAGCGAGAAACGAAAAACAAAAATTTAGTAATACAAACAAAAGAAGAAGAAAATGAAACAAACAAAAGACGACAATTCAACAAAGTTTGAATTCCTACTGAGATTAAATGATAATATTGTATGTCAAAGGTATTTTAATGTGAAGGGTCACAACCCTAAAATGATTAAATCTTTGGATTTACATGAAGAATTGGCTAGCGTTGTTGGGGAAATCCAACTCCAATTAATTGAGAAAACTCATAATTATATGTCAGAAAATGTCTCACAATATTATAGTGGACGTGAAGATGAGGGTGAGATTGGGAATACGGATTTTTTCACTATTACGATACTTAAAGACGAAAAAACTTTAATTACTCGTTATTTTGAAGCTCACATCTACCCACCTAAGGTTAGATTTACGGTGGACATTAGACCGTCGTTGAGAAGAATTTTAAAAGGATTCACTGACGTATTGTCAGGTAGAAATCCTACTACAAACTACTTAACTCAAGCTCTTTAATAGTATTTATTTCTTACAGGCAAGTAAAACAAAAACATAATTATGAAGGATAAAAATTTCGGGTACCTAGGACATACATTCCAGATATCATTGTTGAATCTCTTAGTTGAAGATAAGAGATTTGCGACGACAATTATCGATGTAGTTGACCCAAGGTACTTTGATAATCAGTATTTTAAGTTAGTTGCTCAGATGATTAAAGAGTACCATAAAAAGTACGAAACATCCCCATCATATGAGGCTTTAGAACAAATAGCTAGATTAGAGGTAACACAGGAAATGGCTCAAAGAAATATCATGGATATGATAATTCAGATTAAGTCACATGAGGTATTAGATACTCTATTCACACAAGAAAAGGCTACTAAGTTCTGTAAGCAACAAGAGTTGGGTAAGGCAATGGTCAAGGTTAAAGAAATCATGGATAAAGGTGATTTTGAAAACTACGAGAAGGCGGAACAATACATTAGAGAGGCGTTACAGGTAGGTGAAAAGGATTTAGGGACACAGGATGTTTTTGACCATTTGGCTACCGTATTAGAAGATGACTACCGTCACCCAATTCCAATGGGGATTGACGGAATCGATAACTTACTGAATGGTGGGTTAGCGAAGGGAGAGTTAGGGGTAATACTAGCACCTACAGGTGTTGGTAAGACAACGGTACTAACTAAAATTGCGAATACCGCATATAATTTAGGGTATAATGTTCTTCAGATATTTTTCGAAGATAATCCTAAAATTATACAACGTAAACATTTCACGCTTTGGACTGGGATTGCTCCTAGGGATTTGTCAGAACAAAGAGATGTTGTATTTGACAAAGTGAATGAGATTAAGGCTCAGAACAAAGGAAGGTTAATTTTAAAGAAACTTCCGTCGGATACGTTAACAATCCACCAAATTAAAAACCAGGTCCGAAAGATAATTGCAGAGGGAACAAAAATCGATTTGATTGTGTTTGACTACATTGATTGTGTCGCACCTGAGAAATCATTTAGTGGTGACGAATGGAAAAGTGAAGGGTCGGTGATGAGACAATTCGAGGCTATGTGTTACGAATTTGATATTGCTGCGTGGACTGCGACTCAAGGTAACCGAGCGTCTATTTCGTCTGAAGTGGTAACTATTGACCAAATGGGTGGTTCTATTAAGAAAGCACAAATTGGTCACGTAATCATATCGATAGCGAAGTCATTACAACAAAAAGAATTGGGATTAGCTACCATCGCAATTACCAAAAGTAGATTAGGACAGGATGGTATTGTCTTTGAGAATTGTAAGTTCGATAATGAATTAATCGATATCAGTACTGAACAGACGAATACGTTCTTAGGGTTCGAAGAAAACAAAGAAGAAAAACGTAGGGATAGAGTAATCCAAGCGTTAGAACGAAGAAAACAAACATTAGATAATAAAGTATAAAAAACATTAAAATTATTATGGAGAACAACATAGAGCCAATATTAGAGGAGAATAAAAGTCGTTTCGTACTATTTCCGATAGAGCATCACGACATATGGGATTGGTATAAAAATGCGGAGTCGTCGTTTTGGACGGCAGAGGAGATAGATTTATCTGCGGACCTGAATGACTGGGACGGGTTAAATGATGGGGAACAACATTTTGTTAAAAATGTATTGGCGTTTTTCGCCGCGTCGGATGGGATTGTAAATGAAAATTTAGCGGAGAACTTCGTTAGTGAGGTACAATATACTGAGGCGAAATTCTTTTACGGATTTCAAATTATGATGGAGAATATCCATTCAGAGACATACTCATTGTTAATCGATACGTATATCAAAGACAAAGAAGAGCAAAACAAACTATTCAATGCTATTGATACGATACCGGCGGTTAAGAAAAAGGCCGAATGGGCACTTAAATGGATTGAATCTCCGTCATTCGCGGAGAGATTAGTTGCGTTTGCTGCGGTAGAAGGGATTTTCTTTTCAGGGTCATTTTGTTCGATTTTTTGGTTAAAGAAGAGAGGATTGATGCCAGGTTTAAGTTTCTCGAATGAACTTATTTCTCGTGATGAGGCATTACATTGTGATTTTGCGGTTCACCTACATAACGAACATTTAATTAACAAAGTTCCGACTGAGAGAATTAGAGAGATTTTACTTTCAGCGTTAGAGATAGAAAAAGAATTCATTTTAGAGTCGTTACCCGTATCGTTAATCGGTATGAACTCAGACTTAATGAGACAATATTTAGAGTACGTAACGGACGGTCTGTTAGTATCATTAAAATGTGGAAAAGAATTTGGGGTGGAAAACCCATTTGATTTTATGCAGAACATCGCATTACAGAATAAGACTAATTTCTTTGAGAAGAGAGTGGCGGAATATTCTAAGAGTGGTGTTGGAGATAAAGAAAGTAGTTCATTGGTAGACCCATTTGCGTTTGACGGGGATTTTTAAAAAAAGATATGAGTAATATGAAAGTAATAAAGAGAGATGGTTCTACGGACACAGTTCGTTTAGATAAAATCACACTAAGAATAAAAAAACAAACATATGGGTTAAATATGGATTATGTTGATTACAACGCAGTAGCGATTAAAGTAATCACGGGTCTATATGACGGGGTAACTACGGATGAGTTAGACAACTTAGCCTCAGAGACTGCGGCTTCGATGACTACCATTCACCCTGACTATTCAATATTGGCGGCTCGTTTATCGATAACGGCATTGTATAAGAACATTGATAAAAATTTTACGTCGGTCGCGAAAACATTATATACGTATGTGGAACCTAAGACAGGTTTACAGGCGGGTATGATTTCAGATGGGACGTATTCGGTAATTGAAAAACATGGTGATGAACTGAACAAGATGATTGTTCACGACCGTGACTTTAATTTTGATTATTTCGGGTTTAAAACTTTAGAGAAGTCTTACCTATTAAAAGTTAACGGTAACGTTGCTGAGACACCACAACACCTATATATGAGAGTTGCGGTGGGTATATGGGGTGATAATTTAGTTGAGGTTGAAAGAACGTATAATATGTTATCAACGGGAGTTATGACACACGCAACCCCAACACTATTTAATGCTGGTACTAAAAGACCTCAATTATCGTCATGTTTCCTGTTGGATGTTGACGAAGATTCTATTAGAGGAATTTATAAAACATTGGCTGACTGTGCTGCGATTTCACAATCTGCTGGTGGTATAGGAATTAACATTCATAAGATACGAGCTAAAGGGGCGTACATAAAGGGTACTAACGGTACGTCTAATGGTATTGTTCCAATGTTAAAAGTCTTTAACGAGACTGCTCGTTATGTGGACCAAGGTGGTGGTAAGAGAAAAGGGTCGATTGCGGTTTATATTGAACCATGGCATGCCGACATCTTTGACTTCTTAGAGTTAAGAAAGAATCACGGTAAAGAAGAGATGAGAGCGAGGGATTTATTCTTAGCAATGTGGACTGCGGATTTATTTATGAAGAGAGTTTCGGAAAATGGTAAGTGGACACTCTTCTCGCCTGACGAAGTTCCCGGATTGATAGACGCATATGACGACGGTGAAGATAAGAAATTCACCCTTTTATATGAGCAATATGAGTCGGAAGGTAAAGGTAGAACGATAATGGCCCGAGAGTTATGGGCTAAGATAATAGAGTCTCAGATTGAGACAGGAACGCCTTATATGTTATATAAGGACGCCGCGAATGCTAAGTCAAACCAAAAGAACTTGGGAACTATCAAGTCGTCAAACTTATGTACTGAAATATTGGAATATACCGATAAAGATGAAACTGCGGTTTGTAATTTAGCCTCGATAGCACTACCAAAAATGGTTGAAATACCTACGGGTAAGGTTCGTTCACAAAACAAAGAGTTAAGAACGTTTGATTTTGATATGTTATATGAGGTTGCGTATAGGACCACTATTAACCTTAACCAAGTGATTGATATTAATTATTACCCAACACCTGAGACTAAGAAGTCTAACTTTAGACACCGTCCAATAGGTATAGGTATTCAAGGGTTAGCTGACGTATTTGCAATGTTAGGGTTACCGTTCGAATCTGAGGGGGCGAGTCAACTAAATAAAGAAATATTTGAAACAATATACTTTGCTGGTGTGGTAGCATCCAATGATATGGCAAAAAAACACGGACATTACGAGACCTTTAGAGGTTCTCCGATGTCTGAAGGTAAATTTCAGTTTGATATGTGGGGTGTTTCGGCAGACCAACTATCAGGACGATGGGATTGGGAAACACTAAGAGGTGAAGTAGTGGAACACGGGGTTAGAAACTCATTATTATTAGCCCCAATGCCGACGGCATCTACTGCTCAGATATTGGGTAATAACGAATGTTTTGAACCATTTACCGCTAATATATATAAGAGAAATACTTTGTCTGGTGAGTTTGTAATAATTAATAAGCACTTAATCCAAGATTTAGTTGCTTTGGGTGTGTGGAATGAAAATGTTAGATTACAGATGTTTGCGGGTAACGGTTCGGTACAACACATTAATGAAATACCTCAAGAGGTTAAGGATAGATATAAGACGGTATGGGAATTATCCCAAAGAGGACTTATTGATATGGCGGCTGATAGGGGGATATTTATTGACCAATCACAATCAATGAATTTATTTATGGAGGATGTAAACGCGGCTAAGTTGACTGCGGCTCATATGCATGGATGGAAAAAGGGATTAAAGACGGGTATGTATTACCTTAGAACAAGGCCAAAAACAGAAGCACTTAAAGGGTTAGGTATCGATATGACTAAAATCAAAGAGATTCCAAAGGAAGAGGTAAAGATTGTGTCGGCACTGCCGGAGCAAATTACGATTAAAACTGATGAACAATTATTAAAGGATATGGTGTGTTCACTGGATAATCCTGATGATTGTGAGGCTTGTGGGTCATAAAATGATAATAATATAATGTAAGGGGATGTGAAAACATTCCCTTTTTTTATTAAAACTATTTAAAAACCTAAAAAAAGAGTTAGTTTAATATTTATATAGAAACAGTAAATAATGGCAGACGCATTTAATTTTGGGATTAACTTTCCATTTACCGAATCTAAGGACGGAAAGTACTTAGACCTTACCTCGACTAGTGGTGATGAAGTTAGAGCGTCATTAATACATTTATTATTGACACGAAAAGGTAGTAGGTATTATTTACCATCGTTTGGAACAAAATTATATGAGTATCTTTTTGAGCCAATGGACCAATCGACATTTACTAAAATGCAGACTGAGGTTACTGAGTCGGTTAGGGAATTCTTACCGAACGTAACTATAAATAAAATAGAGGTAACTCCGTACTTAGATACTGAGGAATCGCCTGGGGAATATGTTACTGGGTTGGACGAAAGACTTTATAGGTCGGCTGCCGATGGTACGGAAGAGTATACAGTAAAACTAAGGATTGACTATTCAAGTAATTATGGTCAGTTCAAACAAAGGGATTATGTTATAATTAATTTATAAAATGGCAGAAAGAATATCATACACAGAAAGAGACTTTTTAGGGTTAAGAAATGAGTTAGTTAACTTAACTAAAGAGTATTATCCTGATTTAATTCAGAACTATAACGATGCGTCTTTATACTCAGTATTTTTAGACATGAATGCCGCTATCGGGGATAACTTACATTATCATATTGATAGAACGATGCAGGAGACGGTATTGGATTTTGCTCAGCAAAAACAGTCGATATATAATATTGCCAGAACGTATGGTTTAAAATTA